ATCGAATGCACCTTAAGCGACCACGTTTTCTGTCTTGACAATGGGGAGGGGCTCAATTTGACGCAGAATAACTTGTATCCATCGCAAGGGCGTGGCGGTCAAGAACGTGTTGATTTTGTCGGAAAATTACTTAAAATGGTTGTCGAAAATCATAAAGACTTTAAGACTTCAAAACTTAATTACCAGACCATTTATAAGATGACAAACAAATAATAGAGAAAGTCGGTTATTTATTGCACAATATTAAATAAAAACAATTCTTTATGCTTCATTATTTTAAAATGAAAAAAATTATAGTATTGTCGGTTATTGTCGGCTCTGAATGTTAATTGTGTAATAATATATATCGTTTATAAATTTATTCCCCATCAAAAAAAGTCCCTACATTTTTACTCCAAAGTCAAGACAGGCAAAGCAAAACCCCCTATGCTCTCCCAAAAGCAACGCGATTCAATTGATTGCATCGTGCTGTGAATGAAAAATAGGGAGGCATTAAGTCATGAACGAGAATGAAAAGATTAATACGGAAGCATTTGCTGGGAAGCTCGGCGTAAAGTCCGGCACGGTCCGGCGCGGGTACTGTATTGACGGCCACTACATGGGGGTAAAACCTGTAAAACTGCCAAATCGTCGTCTCCTGTGGCCGGCAGCCGAGGCAAATAAGTTAACCCACAGTGAGGCTGCACAGTAATGATCAACAAACCCAGCATCATCATTGATTTTCAGCCGCTCACGCTCGAAATAAGTCAGATTAAATTTGCGGGCGCGACTGACGAGGAGTGCCAGCGCCTAGGTGAGATACTGGCGGCAGGCATAAGGGAGCGCACGGAGGGCCAAAATGCTGAACCGTAAATTCCGGCGCGATTACGATCGCCTTTTCAAAAAAGACCCGGTTGCCGCAAACGTATTTCTGCTTCTCGCAGAGTTGGCCGACAAAAAAGGCAAAGTGGCCCTGGGACCGTGCCCGGAAGCCGAAATTCAACAGCTCATGGCGGCGCGTTTTGCAGATCCGCGGGCATATCAGTTACCGGGGGGGGCAAAACGATGACGGCAGCAATCCCTGGCGGCAGCGTCTTATGGGCGCGTACAGTCTTTCAGTCCCCTCTCTGGGCAAAGTCCCCGCAGGTTTTCAAAGCGTTTTTTTGGATTGTTGGCCACGCTGCATTCGAGGATGGCCATACTTTCAAGGGCCATGTACTCATGCGCGGCCAACTCATTACGACCTATGCAGCAATCGCCGATGCCATGGCCTACTGCTTCAACCGAGCCATCATTAAGCCATCTGTAAAAGAGGTTCGCGTCATTCTTTTATGGTTGCAATCTGAGGGTATGATAACGGTGAAACCCTTGATTGACGGGACTTCGGCGAACAAGGGCAGACCTACTGACTTAACAAGGGCATACGTCGGGTTGCTAATTTCTGTAGTAAATTATGATACTTACCAAGATTTTAAAAGTTACAAGGGCAGGGACAAGGGCAGACCATCTCTCGAACAAGGGCAATTAAGAGAAAGAATAGAGAAAGAATACATAAAAACCTTCTTGTCGAACTCTGACGAGATTCGACTTGCAGAGTTACTTCTTTCAAAAATAGTCAGCAATAACCCAAAGCACAAAAAGCCGAATCTTCAATCCTGGGCCAAAGATATTGACTTGATGATCCGCATTGACAAACGCGACATTTCAGAAATCGGCCAAGTCATTGAATGGTGTCAGCAGGATCAATTCTGGCAGAGCAATATTCTTTCCACCGCCAAACTGCGAAAGCAATTCGATCAACTCATGATTAAAATGGCACAACGCAAACCGGCAAATACAACCACACCGGTACACCCAGCCCCTTCTGCCACCGAATGCCCCCGTTGCAAACGGCGGATTATCGTCCTCTCTGATTTGACCGCTCAGGGATGCATTTATTGCGAAATGGAGGCCCACGTATGAAGGAAATGCCGCACAATAATGACATGGAAAAAGTCTTGTTGGGTGAATTCCTGTGCGATAACCAGGCAGCGAACGAAGGTTTTAGTTCCCTTCAAAAGAGAGACTTTTATAACTCTGCTCACCAAATAATTTTTGAAACTTGTAAAGCCATTAGTGACCGTGGGGGCGTGGTAGACATCGCAACCGTCTCCGACGAATTGATGAAGCATGACCGCTTAAACAAAGTTGGCGGTGTGGCTTACATTGCGGAATTAACTGATTGCGTAATTTCACCGGCCAATGCCCTTGACCATGCGGCCAGCATCAAAGAACACACAGGCCGACGCCTATTGGTAGAAACGGGGCAAAAAATGGCCGAATGCGGCTATTCCGGACAGTACGAAGAGGCTATCGCAGAGGCGCAAAAGAGTATTTTTTCGCTTTCCATGGAGCGCGGCGGAAATTCAGTCCGCACGGTCCGGGATGTTGCCGTTAAGCAAATCGCTTTGTATGAAACCCGCAGCTCTCACGGCGGCATCAAAAAGACAGGCATATCCACCGGCCTGGAGAACCTTGACGATATTACGGGCGGACTTCAAGACGGTGACCTGATCATCATTGCCGGCAGGCCGTCAATGGGTAAGACCGCTTTTGGCATCGCAATAACAAAAGCAGCGGTTTTAAGCGGCATACCGGCACTTATAATTTCACTGGAAATGTCTGCCGAATCAATCACAGACCGCATTCTTGCAAATATGTCCGGGAAGGATATGCGGCAACTTACACGCGGTTTCATCCTCAACGACGAGTGGCCTTCAATCATCAGCGCAGCCACGGAAATCGGAAACGCACCCCTATTCATTTGCGACGGCTCAGACATTACACCGGCAGAGATCCGCGCAAAGGCCCGGCGATTAAAGGCAGAGCATAACCTGGGGCTTTTGGTCATTGATTATATCGGCCTTGTCAAAGTGCCGGGTAAGCACGACACCCGTGAACAGGCAGTTGCAGAGGTATCCAGAACATTAAAAGCAATTGCCAAAGAATTGAAAATTCCTGTCATCGCTTTATCACAGCTGAACAGGCAGGTTGACAGCCGTGCCGAAAAGCGCCCACTGCTTTCAGATTTGCGCGAATCGGGTGCCATTGAACAGGACGCGGACGTGATCGCCTTCATCTACCGGGATGAGGTATACAATAAATCCGATGACAACCCGGACAAGGGCGTTGCCGAAATCGAAATAGCAAAACACCGCAACGGTCCTACAGGCACGATCAAGTTACGCTTCCATCCTGAAACGCAAACTTTCACGGACATGCAGCATGACCAACGTTGACCGCAAAACCAGAATTATCAAGGCAATGCAACGGTTCATGGAATCGCAAAAGCCCAAAACCGTGCGGACTAAAGCGCAAAAAAAAGAAGGGAAAGGAGACAACAAAAAATGAAAGAGCGATGTATTTTGCCGAAAGAAATCAGAAAGCAGGTTGAAGCGTTCACTGGATTAATGGAAGAATTCAGCACCATAAAAAGGCAACAGCATGTTGACCGGACGGCAAAAAATAAACTCGTTGAGCTCGGTAAAAAACTCGATTCCCTTTGCGCATCGGTGGGCACCTATTTTCAGGTTCAAGCTACACACTGGGCGGAGCGCCGACAAGAAATCAGCAAACAGATTCTGTAAAAAGGGGAACAATACAATGGTTAAGAAAAACGAAAAAATAAAAAAGCCCGCGCACGAAACCGCACATCTAAAGGCTAAAAAAGAGAAATCAAAGAGTATTTTGGCCAAAAAAGCGAAGAGTGCCAAATCAAAAATCAAAGAATATTCAGCGAAAGCCAGGAAACGCAGGCAGGTCAATTTTATAAAGCATTTGATTGAAAATAATTTCAATATTTCGAGAGCATGTAAAGTGGCAGATGTGCCGCGGCGCACGTTTTATGATTGGCGCCGGGACGATGCCGCGTTCAAAGAGCTGCTGGAAGATGTATTTGAGGCCCGGATCGATGAATGGGAGGCCTGCCTTCACAAAAATATTAAGGCTGGCAGCGATGCGTGTGTAATATTCGCCCTGAAGACGCTGGGCAAGGTTCGCGGCTGGGTTGAACGTGAGACCTCAAACTCAAAGGTGATCGAAATATTAAGCCGGGCATTAAGTGAAGAAATATCACCCCGTGAAGCTGCGTATCAAATCACTATGTTGGGGTTGCCTCTTCCGGAAGTCCTGAAAATCGAATTATCGAAGATCCAACCGGAACCTCCGCCGCCCGATCTGCCCGAACAGGTCAAGGACGAAGAGTTAGAGCGCCTCTACCGGGCACAAATGTCAAAGATAAAAGAGCAGGAAGAAAAATGGGTACCTGAAAGGAATATCGAAGTCAAGCAACTGAAGGAAGAATTAAAGGACGTGGAATCCTTTGGTCCTGATGCGGAAAACAGACAAAATCGGAAGGAGATAAAAGCGTGAAAACATATTTCGATCACAAAGAATTTCAAAAAGGTGAGCTTAAGGACAGGATCAAAGAAGATGAACGGCAATTACGTGAAATTCGTCGCCAGGAAGAACGCAGCGGGGTCACTACGTCGAAAGAAGACGAGATTTATTTTAAGAAAAAAGGAGGGTTATAAAAATGGAACCAGTAAAATATGATTTCGATGAGCTCACCCGCAAAGCTAAGCGGGGATTGCCATTAAATGAGAACGAAATAACCGCCCTGCAAGGGCATCGTTCCATCAAGCTTGCGTCAAAACAACAGTTTGACTTCGGCGAAATTGAGGGACGCCTGGGGGCGGGGCGCATGGAAGAGCTCGCTCTTCGGGATCGCAATGCGCGATGGGCAAAAAACCGGCCGTCAAATTCGGGCGGCTTTATCCAGGCGGGGCCATTCGGTAGCGGTCTGCTGCGGCTCGACGATTGTCGGCCAGCTGTTTCTTCACCTCAATACATGGGGCCATTTTTTGGCGATAAGGACGGACGCGGGGTTGCGCGAATGCTGGCTAAATTCCGCGCCAAGCTCACAGAGCTACGGGAAACGGGGAGGCTTATTTCATGAATACCACAACGCCATCCGCGCCGGTAGCAACTGCCCAATCTACGGCACCTCTTGCCAGCCCCAGCCTCATCGAACAATTCGGCGCAATCATAAGCTCCAAGCTTGAGACATCCAGCAAGGCTACAAACGCAATCCTTGGGCGGATTGAGGACAATACGTCCGTCCTGAAAAAAATTAAGCTCTCTGGATCTGAGACCAGGGCGATCACCGCCAAGGGATCGATCACGCGGACTGCTCCGCTGAGTCGTGGCGAGAAGGCCGCACCGAAGGGTAAGGCCAATGGCCTGGCGGTGGAAAAGGGCCCCGTCACTGCCCGGCGCGTCTCCCGCGAAGAGGCGACCGCGCCCGCAGGGACGGCAATTCCCGAAAGTCAGGCCGAAGCCAAGCCGGTGGAGCCGAAAGAGACAGCCAGAGACAAGGGCGGGCGCTTTGTCGGAAAAAGCAAGTCCCAGGAGGCGAGAGCCGAGCAAGGCGACAAGTCAGAGAGAAAATCCATTCTGCAGTCCCTGAAGAACGGATTTGAGGGGATCAGCGGCAAGGGAAATAGCACACTGGCTTCCAACGCCGGCACACTGGAAGAGGCGGCGGGACGTGCGGCGGGCGGACCAATGTTCGAGGCGGCCATGGAGATCAAAGGCGCCATCGATTCCGCCCGCGATGAAGATGGAATGATCGGCAAGGTTACAAAATTGGCGATGCGGAAAGCGGGAATTTCGCCCAAAGAACCTGCCACAGATGCAAAAATTGCCGACATCAAAGACGCCTATCGCTCACACTATACACAGTCTGAGCTTGTTGCTCAAGGCGACGCTCCGAGTGATGGATCTGATGAGATTATTTCCGCGATAATGAAAGGCGATAAATCAGACGAGAAGCGCCACGAAGAGCTGATCAAGGCCATCCTGAAGGGAGACAAGGGCAAGACCGGCGAAAGCATGGGCCTGCCTTCTATTCGAAAAACAGGACCCGGGTCAACCGCAAAAGAGAAGCGGAGGAAGGCCATGAAAAAGGGTCAGTCTCCGGTAGCTCAGAGAATGCCCAAGATGCCCGGTGGGGGTGGCGGCAGTCTTTTGTCTAAACTTCCCCTGGCTACCCTTGCTGGTGGCGTTGGCATTGTGGTGGCCGGGGCAGCGGCCGCATATGCACTGAGCCAGGTTGCACAAGCCATCACCACGGGCGAAAGCGATATCAACAACGCTTTTAACGCGCTTGTTAAAAGGATCTTTGGCATCGACCTGGGCAACACGGACGCCGACGAAGATGAAGTAAATCGCATCAATCGCGAAAACATGAAGAAAATGAACGAGAGGCGCAAGGCGCAAGGGTTGCAAGAATTTAAGGTTGACTCTGTTACGGGTATGCCAATAAAGCCCGGCACGGTGGCCACCGCATTTGAATCGGGCAAGGGTGGCGCCGGGACAATCAGCACCGGCAAAAACGATGCAGGTGGCGCTTCGTATGGCAATAAGCAACTTGCTTCTGCAGGCGGGGATAAGTCACCGGTTGCACAGTTTGTCAAGCAGTCGAGTCATGCCAAGGAATTCAAAGGGCTGACGCCCGGTACTCCGGCCTTCGATCAGAAATGGAAAGAGATCGCCTCTAAAGACAAAAATTTCGGGGAAGAGCAAGACACCTATGTTGCAAAAACAATGTCAGCGCCGGTCATTGCCAAGGCCGTCAAGGGTGGATTCAAGACCGAAGATGTTGGCATACGCGAAGCCCTGATTTCGCAAAGCGTAAACCACGGTCCGGGCGGCAACAAGAAGATTCTCGCCGGCGCTCAGGCCGAACTGGTGAAAAAACATGGCACCGTCGAGGCGGCTCCGGCCACCGATCAGATTGACGCCTTGACAGCTTCCCGTAAGCAATATGTCAATAACGTTGCCGCAAACAAAGAGGTCTCCGCCCGGAAACGTAGAGCCAAAGGCGATGAAAAAGGCGCTCGCAAAGCGGAGGGTGAAGCCAAGCAGCTTCGCTCTATGGCCGGTGCGGGAGGCAGGTACGAAAAGGAAAACGCCATCACGAAGGCGCTTTCGGCGTCGGGTGGCATTATCGGCGGAACAGCCATTGCCCAAAAGTCACCGTCCGTTGAGCCCGTTGTCGAGGGAGAGTCAGTTCGTGAAAAGGCTTCCACTTTGGCAATGAAAACGCCGGAACCTGCACCGATTGCCACAGCGACTGCAACCCCGGTGGCCGATATACGAAAACGAGTCTTTACAAAGACCCGGACGCGGCTTGCAGCAAGAGGCGGCGCAAAAAGCCTCGAGGCGAAGCCGGTTGAAGGCGGCGCCATGTCGTCTCCGGTGGCTCCTATGGCCGAAGCCGTGGCGGTGCAAGGGCCGCCGAAAGTCCAACAGCCGGAACGCATTCAACCGTCAGTTGATGATCAGCCGAAAGCGGCCAAGGTTGCGAGCGCCGCCGCGGGCGCGAGCGGAGATGGCGCGGCCTCAGCTCCGGGCATGGATAAGTTGATTGCCATGATGACCAAGATGATGAGCGGCAAAGAGGCCGGTGGCGGTGTTCAGCAGATCCGGACCGAGTTTGACGACACGATGCTGACCCTCATGGCTTACGACAGGGTGTAAAAAAAACAAGGAGAGGTTAAAAAATGGAAAATATTCAGCAAACCATGATCGAAGAGGCGGCACAGGCGTTATTAAATAGCCCGCCGCAATCGGCACAAGAAATATTTGAAGGTTTCCAACGATGGAAGTCGGACCTGAAAGCCTGGGCGTTAAAAAACCTTGACGAATTGATTCAGCGCGACCAGGGAACGGCGCGGGAAACAATGTGGCGGACTCTTCGCGCTGATTACGCGCAGTTTATCCAAGATCAAAAAGAGGAGTCTGCCCAATGAAACAAAGCGAATATGGTGACGAATACAAAGCGTGGCGGAAAAAAGAAGACGCGCAGGACGACTCAGAGCGGCAAGCAGGCGGTGGGAAGTTGCAGGTGTTTGGGAACAGCGATGAGAAAATCAGCCCCTATTTGAAGGCATGGATAGCCCAGCCGGACAAGGAAAGCAAGATAAGCGTTTGTGTCGTTGGTCTTATAGGTCCGGGAACTTCTCGCGCTTTGCAATCGAACTGGGAGAGCCCCTTTGAGCAAAGCAACCTCGGAGGGATGTTCGAGAAGGCGGGCGGACTTATTCAGGCGACGACTGGAGAGACATCGATCTCCACCCTTTCGTCAACTCAAATTTGGAATGGTAACCGGCCAAATCAGTTTACCCTAAATCTTGTGTTTTATGCGATCAGCGATGCCCGAAAAGAGGTTATGGACCCGCTGCGCGAGTTAGAAAAGATGATGGGGCCAAATATAAAATCCGGACAGAGGGACACGAACGGATGGATGGAAAAGGCATTATCTATAGCTGCGTCCGCCATGCCGGGGGGCCGCATCCCGTTGCCGGTTATTTTGAACATTGGCCGCCGCACAATAGTTCCCGATTGCGTGATCGAGTCCATGTCTGTACCCCTGGACAAAGAGCGTGACAGGTTCGGCAACCTGATCAGGGCGGAAGTAAGCCTCTCGATCTCAACCAAGGTCATGCTCAACCGCGATAACATTGCAGCGACTTGGCGATAATGATTGATTCCTTTTTGGATGATCTCGACCATGAGGATGTTGCCACATGCAACCGGTCAAGCGCTAATGATGACGGATGGTACCTGCTTTGGTTGGCTGTCCTGCAGGATGCGTTTGAAACCGCAAAATCCGGGCGCGAGGATGATTACCACGCCCGAGATTTTCTTTTTCACGACACCCTGTTTTTCCCGGCAGTGGCTGAGCGCTTAGGCTTTGACACGGAAGTTTTGCGAGCAGGTATTGATAAGGCTTTGCAACGAGTTAAGCGCCAGAATGTTCAACGGCATGGGCCAGCACGTCTTTGATATAAGCATTGAGCGTGACGCCTTCACTTAAGGCGCCCTTTGCGAGTCGTTCATGAAGGTCAGGATCGAGACGGATATTGAATGTTCCTTTAAAGGGTTTTTCGGGCTCCCTGCCCTCTTCGACGCACATATCGAGATAATCGTCAACACCGGCCTGGAAATCCTTCACAAGATCGTCAACGGTCTTTCCCTCGTAGGCGATAATAGCCTTTCTCATCCCTATGACACGACCGTAAAAAAGCATATCATCTTGATCAAATTGAACATTTCCGGTGTATCCTTTGTACTGTAAAATATTTTTCATGGTGCAACTCCTATGTCTGTCAAAAACTCCCGTATAGCCTCCACCGCGCCTTTCGCTATGACCTTTCCCGGGTGCGGCGCATGAACATGAAGACTGTAATCACGGTACCTGAACCTTACACGCGACCCCTTCCCCTCTTTCATGGTGGCGCCGATCCCCAGAAGCAATGAAACACTTTCCTGCCAATGGACATCTGATCTTGTTGGCTTCTCAAAGATCATGGCCATGGTCTTTTTCTGTTTCGCGTTCATTGATTTCTTATACCAGAAAGTATTACAAAACGCAAACTGTTTTTTAGTTGCAAATATTCCTTGACAAGGATTCTGGATGGCGTATGGTGAAGTTGCTTAAATTCTTGTACGGAGGTCACCCGATAGTGGCTGCTTTTGTTTGTGGCATAAACTTTAATCTGGTCATGGAATCCGGTACCCGTAAGGGCCGGGCGCTTTACAAGAGCGTAAGCGTTCCATGGCCTTTTTTATAAAGGAGAATTGAATATGGCAAAAAATCAAAAGAACACGGTATGAGCCCCTCCCCATTGTCAAGACAGAAAACGTGGTCGCTTAAGGTGCATTCGAT